ATTCATCAAGTGAATTAGCTTCCCAAATTGGGTAGAAGTGTAGTCCGATGGCATTGCTGCTCGGAACGACGGCTCCCGATATGATGTTGTTTCCATAAAGAAGACTTCCAGCGACAGGTTCGCGGATGCCATCAATGTCAACTGGTGGTGCCGCAACAAAAGCAATGATAAAACAAGTGGTGGCTGCAAGTAGACATGGAATCATCAAGACTCCAAACCAGCCAAGATAAAGACGGTTGTTGGTCGAAGTGACCCAGTTAGTAAAAAGCTCCCAAGGATTCTCTTGAGAGCGAGGAGCTGCGATTGCAGTTGTCATTGAAGTTAGTTAAGTCGAGTTACTTTAACCCGTCCAACTCCAGAGCCAGTGAGACCGATTGCATCAGCCGCACCTTTACTGAGATCAAGGTTCCTACCATGGATGTAAGGACCACGATCATTTACCCTCACAATGGCACACCGTTTGAAACATACCTTCAGGCGAGTTCCGAACGGGAGTGTCTTGTGTGCTGCAGTAAGGGATTGTTGATTGAAACGTTCTCCATTAGCAGTAAGGTTCCCGTGAAAACCAGGACCATACCAAGAGCTAATGACTGACAGAGTAGTTAGAATAGGGATCATAATAATAAAGCGAAGGACGTTCTTATCTCCGTCTACTCAAAAGAGGCTCACAATCCCTCGCTGACTATGAGCCAATTGGCTATTTCTTTTTAGCAGTCTTAGCTGCTTGTTTAAATTGTGCTGCAGTGGGAGCACCAGCAGAGCCAGGCTTCCGCATCTTCTCACCACTGCCTTTTGCAATACGTTCCCGCTTAGCGTGGATGTTTGCATAGAGACCTTGCTTAGCCATTACTTTTTCTTCTTCTTAGATTTACCAGCTTTGCTGAGTGCAATAGCTACTGCCTGCTTTTGAGGGTAGCCTTCAATCTTTAGTTGTGAAATGTTAGCTGATACAGCTTTATTAGACTTACCCTTTTTAAGAGGCATTACCAAATACCAGGAATGATTTGCCCAGTCAGTGCATAAGCACCAAGAGCAGCCATGATGCCAAGCATAGCCAGGCGACCGTTAAGCTGCTCAGCTCGTTCATTATGAGGCACGATGTAATCTTTGTCAGTGTACATAGGTGGTTCCTTTGCCCAAATGTTTGTGTCGTTCATCAGAATTTAAGATCAGAGCGTGCAAGCTTTTCCATAATATCATTACGGTAAGCAGGATCTCGATCATAGCGAGGATCATTCATTGCGCGAACAACCTCAGCTTGACTCTTAAATGTGTCAGCAGGTGCTGCAGTTTTACCTTGAATCATAGTACCTTCGTAACCTACAGCATCTGTGTAACGGGCTTTGAGTCCAGCAAGAGCGAGGTTGATTGCATCAATGTTACCAGAATCAACAACATTATCAAACGCTTGGATCTCAGATTGAGAGAAGTTTTCAGCTGCCCAACCAACAAGTTGTTGATAAGCAGCTTCACCCCCTACGGAGTTTTGAATACGGTTGATGTCCGCTGCAGACAATTGAACAGGTTCAGGAGTAGACTGTCGTTCTCCGGCGCTTTGTTCATATTGAAAGTAAGCTTCAACCAATTCCTTAGAAGACATACTTTCAAAGGCAGCCAAAGTCTCAGGACTCAGTTCACCTTTTTCATAGTACTCATCAGCTGCACGACTGATGGCTTCAATCTGAGGGCTAACATCTTTCTGCTCCTCAGATTGGTCTTCTTCTTGTTGAGGTTCAGGCTCACCTACCTCTTCATTCTTGGAACCCAATTTCTTTTCGAGTTCAATGTAAGCTTTTTCAAGCTCTTGTGCATTCTTATATTTACCAGCCAATCGTTGATTAGCTTGGTTGATCATCTCCTCACCAATAGCAAGAGATTCAGCCTCATCAGATTCGATAGAAGCAATCACTTCAGGATCAGAGCTGGGATCGTAAGAGAGTGTTTCAGACATAATTATTGCATTGGTGGAACGACTTCTTCACCCAAAGCCGCATTGATGGTATCACCTGCCATCGGGTTTTTAGACGGATCAGCGATCGGTGCTTTTAGCAGTTGCCCTGCTTGTTGCATCATCAACTGATCTTCTTGTTGCTGTGCTGCATCGTCTTGTTCCTGTTGAATCTGTTCCATAGATTTAACAAGATTAAGAACATCAATACCTTGTGAAGCAGCCAAACGCTTGATGGCTTCATCAGCATTAATGTATTGCATCAATGCATCAGGACCAAGAGTTTGAGAAATAGTCATGATAAAGGAGGTGAGAGACTCACGATCTTGTCCACGACCAAGAGCATTGATACCAGCAACAATAGTAGGATTAACCAAGTCTTTAGGGATCTTTGGTAATTGACCACTACGTTGCAACACAAGCAGTTTACGGTTGAGATAAGGAAGAAGGAACTCAACAGTCAACAGGGAGAATAGGCCGCCGAGTTGTTGTTCAAGTTCAAGTTGAGTAAGGCGCACTTCTTCAGCAGTTGTGCGTTCTGATTGCCTCACACTAAGGATAAGGAATGCTTCAGATAGACGACGTTCTAGCTGCTGCATCATCACCATAGCAGTGTTAAAATCAGCAGTCTTACCTACTTGGATAACACCAATGTCTTCTGGCCTACCTTGAACAATCGCACCGTTGCCTGCCTTGGCCAACGTCTGGGCTTTGGTCGTGCTTGAGGGTGATACCACGAAAACAACTTTAGCAGCTGCTGCAGAGCCTTCTACTAATGCCTGAGAGAGTGCATCCATAGACTTAAGATCACCAAGGAACTCCTCTACTCTACCACGTCCGTAGTTTTCCCCATCTACAGAATTAAATCTGAGGACCAACCATGGGCTTGCGTCTTTGGGAGACTTGCTATCTGAACCAGGAATCTTCTTACCAAATGCTTCCTGATACCACAACCAACGATTGTTATCTAGTCGAACATGGGTGTAGACTTCTACATCATTTTCATGGGAGAAGCTTTCATCCATCACAGGAAGAGGTTCTTTGATCAACTCCTTGGGGAGAAGATTTTTGTTAATCAGTTCTTTTGTAACGATCTCAATTACGTTACCGTTGCCATCTCTATCGACAACATAGCGGTTGATTGGGTAATGTTTCAAACCATCCTCACCCATGTAGATTAGGGCATTACCACCAACCACTAAATGTTTAAGAGCTTGGTGAACAACGACACGATCACTAGAAGCAGCAATCGAATCCATTACCATACGCTCCATCTTAGCAAAACTAAGGTCAAGCTCTGAACGGATTTCAGCTGGCAGTTCAGTGCCTAGCTTATCGTCACGAACTTGAAGTTTGAAGAACGTAGTTTGAGGGGGTAGAAGGGACAACATCAATTTAGATGCTAGTGTTACTACACCTTTAGCTCCTACGGATTGCCAAGGCTGTGTTAGTGATTGATGGGTAACCCTAAACTCATCACGTTGGATAAGATAAGGGATGGTAAGTTTTGAACATTCAACCGCTGTATCTAGAAACTGGGAACGGTAGCTGGATAGATGATCGTATCTAGATTTAGCGTTCATTTAATTAGCCGATGTTAAGACCAGCAGCACCAGCAGTGCCACTAACGTTAAGAGGAATCCTAAGTGAGGCTGCCCCTGTTGCTGTTTGACGAATAGACTTTCGCTTTGAAGCGGCAGTACGAACACCACCAATTGAGCTACCTGTTTCAGAAGCAGAAGCGATTGTTGATGGTACTGTCTTAGTAATATCTGGAGCCATTGCTTCTTGAAGAGCCTGAGTTTGGCTCATCATTGCTTCTCGTTGAACTTTCAACTGAGCCTCAAAAGCTTGTTGCTGTTGCTCAAGCATAGCACGTTGCCTGTTTGCTTCCGCACTAGCTGCTCGCATTGCCTCTTGTTGTCTGTGGTGTGCTCTACGTTGTGCACCCATGGTTATTTCTCCTCAGTGAGTTTAGAATGAATCCACTCCACAACACTACGTTGACCAGCACGATACATTACGCTAGCCAAGGTCGTGTCAGGAGTGGGATTAACAGGTGGAAAAATGTCTTCTAGTTCTGCTAGAAGTTGTTCCACAGTAAGACCTAGATTAAGCATACTGTGGGAGGTTTGGGTTTGCATGTTCAAAGAAGGCAGGCATACGTGCCCGACGTGTATCAGATAGTTCAGGTGCTTTACCCTGATACATCAGGCTATCACTAGAATCTAGCCAAAATTTTTTGTCCAAATATTTATTGGAGGTATTTTTACCTAGTGGTTCTAGTACCCAATTAATGGTTGCCTTCCTGAGCTTATCCAAAGAAGGACTCCAATCGAGACCAAGCTCACGACATACCAGGCTATTCGTTGCAACATGTACTTGTTC